GGCTGGACAACATGGCCTGGGTGCAGTCCAGTTTGAAGAAGGTGGGGACACTGCCGACTGCGGGGATTGCGCTGAAGTTAAAGATGCATGAGGCACTGGCTGCGATGCTGAACGGCAGTGCGACCAGGCTTGATGTGGATGCGTTGATTTCGGCGGTAAATGTGGCCGAGGCGCTGATCAAGGTAAGGGCTGACCTGGGGCGAGATTGGGCGGTGGAGATCAAGGCCGCGCAAGACGCCATCCATGAAATGGGGGTCAGGGGTTACAAAAGAGACAGGTTTTTGTTCACGGGGCCAGAGATGTCGATGGTGAAGGTGGTGGTTGAGTTGCACGACCAGCAGCTTGATAACTGCACCGTCAAGGAGATGGAGCAGGCGCTGTTCATTGTGGATGAGGTGATCAGGATGAAGATGGCTAGGGCCATCATCCCTGCCGACAAACTGGCCGCATAATTGACGCCTATGGCAAAAACAGAAAATGTGTTTCAGCAGTGGGTGGACAGGTATCACCCTGACCCGGTGCTGTTTGTGCGGGAGGTGCTGGGGGTGGACCCTGACCCCTGGCAGGTAAAGTTCTTGGGGGCGATTGCCCGTGGGGACAGGAAGATCTCAGTCCGCAGTGGCCACGGCGTGGGCAAGTCCACAGCATCAAGCTGGGCCATGCTGTGGTACTTCATGACCCGCAGCCCGGTCAAGGTGGTGGTGACCGCGCCGACCAGCAGCCAACTGTATGACGCCATGTTTGCTGAACTCAAGCGGTGGATCAACGCCATGCCTGCCCCACTCCAAGGCTTGCTGACTGTAAAGCAAGAGAGGATCGAGTTCAACGCTGCGCCGACTGAAATGTTTATTTCGGCACGAACCAGCAGGGCCGAGCAGCCTGAAGCATTGCAGGGCATTCACTCTGAGTATGTGATGCTGGTGGCCGATGAGGCGTCAGGCGTGCCGGAGCAGGTGTTTGAGGCGGCGGCAGGCTCAATGTCTGGACACAATGCTGTGACGCTACTGCTGGGCAACCCGGTGCGGTCCAGCGGTTTCTTCTACGACACCCACACCCGCCTGTCTGGTGAGTGGACCACCTTCCAGGTGGCGTGTACGGATTCGCCACGGGTGAGTGATGAGTATGTGAAGGAGATGGCGCAGCGGTATGGCGAGGACAGTAACGTGTATCGGATTCGCGTGATCGGGGAGTTCCCGAAGGGCGATGACGATACGGTGATTGCGATGGACCTGCTCGAAAGTGCGCTGCACCGGGATGTGGCGGCCAGCATGTCGGCGCCCATGGTGTGGGGGCTGGACGTTGCGCGGTTTGGCAGTGACAGGTCAGCCCTGTGCAAACGGCAGGGCAACGTGGTGACCGAGAGCATCCGCACTTGGAAGAATCTGGACTTGATGCAACTGACGGGGGCGGTGGTGGCCGAGTACAACGTGCTGCCGCCAAGCCAGCAGCCCAAAGAAATCTTGGTGGACAGCATTGGCCTGGGTGCTGGCGTGGTGGATCGCCTGCGCGAGTTGGGCCTGCCAGCCAGGGGGATTAACGTCAGCGAATCGCCAGCCATGGGCGGGACGTACAGGAACCTGAAGGCTGAGCTTTGGTACAGGGCAAAGGCGTGGCTGGAGGCCAGGGATTGCAAGCTGGCCAAGGATGAGGTGCTGATCAGCGAGTTGGCCACGGTGCGCTACAGCTTCACCAGCAACGGCAAGATCCAGATCGAGGGCAAGGACGAGATCAGAAAGCGCGGCCTGCCAAGCCCTGACAAGGCCGATGCGTTTGTCTTGACGTTTGCAAGCGATGCAATTGCCGGGATGTACGGGTCAGCGGCCAGCAACAAGTGGAGCCAGCCGCTGCGCCGAAACCTGTCGAGAGTCGCATAATCTGGGCAATCAACTGGAGAATTTAATGGCCACAATGCAGCGCACCATGGAACAAGCCATGGACCGTGAGGGTGATGACATGGAAGGCCAAGACTGCCCCATGCCAACGCAAGACATCACGCTGAACTTGAAGAACCGCGCCAAGGCGATCACCAGCGCGGCCTATGGCCCTGAAAACCCGAAGCTGCCCAACAGCGCGTTTTGGGCGAAGAAGGCTGACCAGTGGGATGTGTCAGTCGATGACGCCAAGCAAAGCCTGTGCGGCAACTGCGCGGCATTTAATGTGTCGGACGGGATCAAGCAGTGCATTGCCGAGGGCATTGGCATGGAGGCTGACCCATGGGGCACGATTGAGTTGGCCGACCTTGGCTATTGCGAGATCTTTGATTTCAAGTGCGCAGCCAGCCGCACCTGCGATGCATGGGTGGTGGGTGGCCCCAATACGGGTGAGCAAGATGGTGAGGACATGGAATACGTTGAAGGAGACGAATCATGAAAGGCTTGTATGAGAACATTCATCGAAAACGTGCTCGAATTGAGGCTGGCTCTAAAGAGAAAATGCGACAGCCTGGAAGCAAGGGTGCGCCAACGGCTGCTGCTTTTAAGGCAGCGGCTAAAACGGCCAAGCCAGTGAAGTCCAAGAAATGATCCCTATCTGCATTGCGACTGTGCACGGCAAGGGTCTGGGCGTGCTGCTGGAGAGCATCCGGCAGTACGCACCAGAGCATCCTGTGTACCTGCGCGGTCCTGAGTCGGTCATTGAAAAGTATGACGCGCACCTGAAAATCTACGGTCAGCCCAGCAACTTTGGAGACGATTACAACCAGGTCATCCATGCTGCGCTCAAGGATTACGACCAGGTGATCGTGGCCAACGATGACATCGTGCTGACGCCTGACAGCATCAAGGTGTTGTTGGAGGATGTGGGCATCATCAACACCATGCACAGCGTGCGTGCTGGCTGGGTGGCGTCACGGTCTGACGCAGCGCGGCCATGCCAGAATGTGCGGATCACTGACCAGCCAGAGCGGCTGCACTTTTACAAATTCCCGTCCGAGGCCCACATCAAGATGGTTGAGGAGGTCAGTCCCATCTTGGGCTGGATCAACAAGGAAGCGTTTGGCGAGGGATTCCCGCCTCTGAACTGGTACAGCGATGACGTGCATTGCCTGGACTTGCGCCAGCGCGGGTACAGCCACTTTGTGAGCGCCAGCTACGTGCACCACATCGGCAGCCACACCATCGGCTATGACGCCAAGAAGCTGCACGACCAGGCACTGCCTTGGCTTTTAACCCACCGACCTGAATATGCAAAAGCCTGGTTTGACGCTTAATCTTGGCTCCGGCAAGGATTGGCGCGAGGACTGTCTGAACGCAGACATTCAGGCTATCAAAGACCCGGATTGGCTGCTGGACATCACGAAAGTGCCGTGGGGATCGACCATCCGCACCAGGCTTGGCGAGTTGGACATCAAGCCGGGGATGTTTGAAACCATCCTGGCCAACGATGTGCTGGAGCACATCCCTGATCTGGTCACGGCCATGGCCAACTGCAAGGAACTGCTGCAAGTGGGTGGTCAGATGCACATCCATGTGCCGTATGACCTGAGTTATGGGGCATGGCAGGATCCCACCCATGTGCGTGCCTTCAACGAGAAGTCTTGGCTCTATTACACCGATTGGCACTGGTATTTAGGCTGGCCGGACAGATTTGAGATGACCCACATGGAGATGAGGCTTTCTGAGGTCGGTCAAGCACTAAAATTGCCGCAAGAGGAAATCCTGCGCACACCACGGGCGGTGGATTCCATGTATGTCATTTTGACAAAGGCACAGCCATGAACGAGCAAGACATCACTAACGCCATCACCACCGACATTGCGGCCACAAAGCCCATGGACGATGCGGAACTGGAAAGCATCATCGGGCAAGACCTGACAGATGCGGTCAGCTATGTTGACAGCGACCTGTCGCCAACACGCGCCAAGGGGACTGAGTATTACCGTGGCGACCTGTTTGGCAACGAGGTCGAGGGCAACTCCAAAGTGGTGGCTATGGAGGTGCGCGATACGGTCAGCGCCATGCTGCCCAGCCTGATGCGGGTTTTCTTCAATTCCGAGAATGTGGTGGAGTTCACACCGCGCGGCCCTGAAGATGTTGGGTCTGCGCAGCAGGCCACGGACTATGCCAACTACATTTTCCAAAACGACAACACTGGTTTTTTGACCACTTACGCAATTTTCAAAGATGCGCTGGTGCGTAAATGCGGCATTGCCAAGTTTTGGTGGGAAGATGAAGAGCGCGTGCGCATCGAGGAGTACACCGGGTTGGACGAGCCAACCCTCCAGATTCTGATGCAAGAGCCTGGCGCTGAAGTCCAGATTGTGATGTCATACCCTGACCCCAACGTGGACGAGATGCAGATGACCACGGTGGACCCGATGACGGGCCAGCCGGTGGTGATGCCTGCGCCGATGGTGCACGATGTGCAGATCAAGCGCATCACCAAGGATGGCCGCATCCGCATCATGGCCGTGCCTCCAGAGGAGTTGCTGCTGGACAGACGCGCCCGGTCATTTGACGATGCCACCATCATTGCGCATCGGCAGATGGCCACCGTGGCCGACCTGATCGCCATGGGCTATGACCAAGACGAGATCGAAGAAAACTTGATGTCCAATGACTTGGATAGCAACGATGAGTATCTGGCGCGCCAGCCGCTGTCCACCACGTTTGGCACGAATGACGCAGCCAACCCGATGATGCGCCGAGTGCTGTACATCGAGGCGTATGCGCGTGTGGACTATGACGGGGATGGCATTGCTGAGTTGCGCAAAGTCTGCTGCATGGGCGCAGGGTACAAGGTGGTGCGCAACTTGCCAGCAAGCTACATCCCCTTTGCTGATTTCCCATGTGACCCAGAGCCGCACACCAGCCCACTTGAGGCGATGTCCATTTTTGACATCACCCGCGACTTGCAAGAGATCAAGTCCGAGATCCTGCGCAACACGCTGGACAGCCTGGCTCAAAGCATTCACCCGCGCACAGCGGTGGTGGAGGGCCAAGTCAATATTGACGATGTGCTGAACAACGAGACGGGCGCGATCATTCGTATGCGTGCGCCAGGCATGGTCCAGCCACTGACAACGCCATTTGTCGGCCAGGCGGCATTCCCGATGATGGAATACATGGACCAGATCAAGGAAGACCGCACGGGCATGAGCAAAGCGGCCATGGGCCTGAATGCTGATGCCTTGCAGTCCAGCACCAAGGCGGCGGTGAATGCCACCATCAGTGCCAGCCAAGGCCGTATTGAGTTGACAGCACGCATCTTGGCCGAGGGCATGAAGAAGCTGTTCAAGGGCATTTTGTTCTTGGTGACAACCCACCAGGACAAGGCACGCATGGTGCGTATGCGCAATGAGTGGGTGCAGATTGACCCTCGCGGCTGGGACGCTGGCATGGACGCCAACATCAACATTGCCTTGGGCAATGGCGACACCAACGAGCGCCTGCAAGCCTTGATGATGATCTTGGCCAAGCAAGAGCAGATCTTGCAGCAGCTTGGCCCAACCAACCCATTGGTGACGCCACAGCAGTTTTCCAACACCTTGCGCAAGATTGTGGAGTTGTCCGGGTTCAAGGACTCGACCAGCTACTTTCAGGCCATCCCTGCTGACTATGTGCCGCCAGCGCCACCACAGCCCAAGCCAAGCCCAGAGGAGATTTTGGCGCAAGTGCAGGCTGAGAGCATCAAGGCCGATATCCAGAAAAAGGCTGCTGATTTGGAACTCCAGCGCCAGCAAATGATCATGGATGACGATTTGAAGCGTGATCAAATGGCGCAAGACCTGTATCTCAAGAAGTATGAAATTGAGTTAAAGTACAACTCACAGATCAGTACAGCCGAAATTGATGCGGCCCAGAATATTGATCGTGAAGCGATTCGCCAGCAGGCGCTTTTGGCCCAGCAACAAGCAGCACAGTTTGTGCAGCAGCAGCCACCAGCCCCGATGGCGACACCATCAACCTTTAACGGAATGGCACAGTGAGTACAAACGAAGACCAAGTACGCAAGGGACGCAAGGCCCAGCAGATTCTTGAGGACGAAACCCTCAACACTGCAATTGCAAAATTAGAAAACGATCAACTTTGGTTGTTTCGATCCTCGAAACCCGAAGAGTCGGCAAAGCGTGAAACGGCGTGGTGCATGTTGCAGGCCATTGATGGATTGCGGCAGGAACTTATCAAGATCATGGACAACGGCAAGATTGCGCAGAAGTCCATTGACCGTTTACCTAAACTGATTTAAGACTATGGCAGAAATACAAGCAATGAATATGGCCGATGCGGCCAGTGCTATCTCGGCAATGTTGGCCCCCGAAGAGGGACAAGCGCAAGTTGACGAGACGCAGCCAGCCGAAGTGTCTGATGAGGACACCGAGGCAGCGGCCTCTGAGGAGGATGAGTCTGGTGTGGAAGACGCGCCAGATGAAGAAACCTTAGAGGAACAGTCCGAGGAAAGTGATGAATCCGAGGAGCAAGACCAGCCACAGACTTTCACCGTCAAGGTAGATGGCAAGGAAGTCGCTGTGACGCTGGACGAACTCCAAAAGGGTTACTCACGCACCCAGGACTACACCCGAAAGACGCAGCAGATTGCCGAAGTGCGCAAGCAAGTCGAGCAAGAAACGCAGGCGATTCGGGCCGAGCGTGAGCAGTACGCTCAGTTGTTGGGAGCATTGCAAGCCCAGCTTCAAACGTCAGAGCCGCAAGTCGATTTGGAACGTCTTTACCATGAAGACCCAATCGAGTGGGTGCGGCAGAAAGAGGTCTTGCGGGATCGACAGGAAAAGGCATACGCTATTCAGGCCGAGCAGCAGCGCCTTTCTCAGTTGAGCCAGCAAGAGCAGCAGCGTGCCATGGAGGCGCATCTTGAAAGCCAAAAAGATGCGCTGTTGGCGGCATTGCCTGAGTGGAGAGATCCAAAGAAGGCAAAGGCCGAAAAGGCGCTGGTGCTGGAGTCTGCCAAATCGGTGGGCTTCTCCGACGATGATTTGAAGAGCGTTTACGACCACAGGTTGGTGCTGTTGCTGCGTAAAGCGGCGATGTACGACCAGATGGTGAGTAAGCGTCAGGACATCAAGCCTGTGGTGAACAATGGCCCACGAACCGCCAAGCCTGGTGCAGCGGGTCGGGTTTCGACAACAACAGAGGCCACTCGCGCAAAGCAGCGTCTTGCAAAAACTGGCCGTGTCGATGATGCGGCTTCTGCAATTGAACTTTTATTGAGGTAATCAAAATGGCAATCGTCGCTAATACGTTCACCACATACTCCGCAAAGGGTATCCGTGAAGACCTGTCCAATGTGATCACAAACATTGCACCCGAAGAAACCCCTTACATGAGCAACATTGGCCGTGAAAACGTGTCCAACAGCTTGTACGAGTGGCAAACCGACACCCTGGCCTCCGCTGCTGCTAACGCACAGTTGGAAGGCGATGATGTCAGCAGCTTTGATGCTGTCGTGCCTACTGTGCGTCTGCAAAACTACGCACAGATCAGCCGCAAGACAATAATTTTGTCGGCCACTGAAGAAGTAGTAAATAAGGCAGGCAGACGCTCTGAAATTGCATACCAAATAGCCAAGCGCGGTGCAGAGCTAAAGCGTGACCAAGAGTTCTCCATGCTGAACGGCGCCGTGGCCGCTGCTGGTGACACCACCACTGCCCGTGCAACTGCCTCGCTCGGCGCGTTTGTGAAAACAAACACCGACAAGCAGACCAACGGTGTTGACCCATCGTACACCACGCTGCCAACCAGCGCCCGTACCGATGGCAACGTGCGTACCTTCACCGAGACGATCTTGAAGAACGTCATCCAGAAGGTGTGGTCGCAGGGTGGCACACCAAAGATTTTGATGTGCGGTCCTGTCAACAAGCAGCGCGTGTCCAGCTTCTCTGGTATTGCTTCCAGCCGCTTCAACATTGACGGTGGTGCAAAGCCTGCAACTCTGGTCGGTGCTGTCGATATCTACGTTTCCGATTTCGGCAACGTGCAGGTGATCGCCAACCGCTTCCAGCGTGAGCGTGACGCTTGGGTGATTGATCCTGACTACGCCAAGATGACCGTGCTGCGTCCTTACCAGCAAGTCGAATTGGCCAAGACAGGCGACGCCGAAAAGCGTATGCTGATCGTGGAATGGGGCCACAAGGTCTTGGCTGAAAACGCCCACGGCCTGGCCGCTGACCTGGTTACTTCTTGATTTGAAGCCAACGGAAAAGGCCAGGGAAACCTGGCCTTTTTTTTAAGATGATCCACAGACGAATTTTTGACCAGAACAAAGAGCAGGGCATCACACGGTATTGGCATGAGAATGCCGAGACAGGTGATGTGACTATTGAGACACAGCAAGACGTCACGGCTGTGATTGAGGCCAACAAAGCCATTTACAATGCAGTTGACGAGAAAGCCAATTGGACAGGGGAATGGCACTTGGTCGCAAGCATTCCAGAAGCCTTGTATTACAAGATGAAGGCCGAGGGAAAGATTGACGATCAGGCGTACATGAAGAAATGGCTCAACGATTCTGACAACCAATTTTTTAGGACTCGACCAGGAAAAGTATGAGCAACTACATTGCTGTCTGCACCCCAGCCCGTGACCAGGTTCACACCAACTATTGCTACTGCATGGTAAATTTGGTCGCGTACCACACACTCAACACAGAAGACGCTATCAGTCTGAAATTGATGCAGGGCACGATCATTCAAAACCAGAGAGCAGATCTGTGCTTGGATGCCATGCGCGAGGGATGCACACACATTTTGTTCATCGACAGCGACATGACCTTCCCACAGGACATGGTGCAGCGCCTGCTCAAGCACGACAAGCCCATCGTGGCCGCCAACTGTGCACGGCGCAGAATGCCAACTGGCCCAACGGCGCAGAACTATGATGCCGATGGCAAGCGTGTCCCTGTTTTCACCATGCCAGAGTCCACTGGATTGGAAGAGGTCGGAAGCATTGGCACTGGCATAATGCTCATCAAGCGCGAGGTGTTTGAGGGTATGTCCGAGCCATGGTTCGATATGCCTTGGCAGACCACACGGGGTTACATGGGCGAGGATGTGTTTTTCTGCAAGAAGGCACAGGAACTTGGATACAAGGTCTACATCGACCATGACGTATCCCATGAGATTGGACACATCGGCACTTTTGAATTTGGGCATCCTCACACCTGGGTGGTGAAAGAGGAAATGGAAAAAGAGGCTGGAAATGGCACTTAGCACATATGCGGAGTTGAGGACATCGATTGGCGACTGGCTGAACAGGTCAGACCTGGCGGCCACCATCCCTGACTTCATCTCGCTGGCCGAGGCGCAGATCGAGCGCACACTGCGCACACGCCAAATGATTGTGCGTGCCAATGCGTCTTTCGACTCTGAGTATGGCGCTGTGCCTGCTGACTTCTTGGAGGTTAAGTCCCTCAAGCTGACCAGCACCAACCCCTTAACGCCTTTGGAGTTCCTGTCGATTGATGACATGGACCAAGCCCGATCCCAATACACTGCCAGCAATAAGCCCAGGTTCTTCACGGTGGTGGGAAATCAGTTTCGGATTGCACCAACGCCTGATGCAACTTACACAGCCGAGCTGATCTACTTTGCGAAGTTGACGAAGTTGTCAAACAGCGTGGCCAGCAATTGGCTTTTGGCATCAAGTCCTGACATCTATTTGTACGGTGCGCTGTTGCAGGCTGCTCCATACCTGCAAGACGATGCGAGAATTCAGACATGGGCAACGCTGTATGAGCGAGCCTTGAATGATTTGAGAACAGCAGACAGCAGGGCATCTACCTCTGGTGGCTCACTGTTGACCCGTGCAAAGACTTTTGGATAAGGGCTGGATATGTCATCTTTTACCGACCACACAGAAAATCTGGTGCTGACCTGGCTCTTGACCAGCGGCACGGCTACACGCCCGACAGCTTGGTATGTGGGCCTGTTTACGGCTGCCCCATCTGACACTGGTGGCGGCACTGAGGTGACAGGCAACGGGTACGCCCGTGTGGCCACTGGCACGATCACGGTTTCTGGCACAAGCCCCACCAACGCCACCAACGCAGCGGCCATTGAGTTTGCAGCGGCTTCTGGTGGCAATTGGGGTGAAATCGGCTGGGCTGCCATCTTTGACGCCGAAACAAGCGGCAATATGTTGGCTTGGGCTGCACTGAGTACAGCACGCACCATTAACGATGGCGATGTGTTGCGCATCCCTGCTGGTGACCTTGACGTTACCTTGACATGACATGGCTGCGTATGGCCGTGGTCCATATGGCGAGGGAAATTACAGCTACGGCATAAGCCTCGCCTCAGTCACACTTGCAGCCACCAGCGCGGTGGCTGTGGACGCAAAACGCATCTGCATAGGTGCGTTTTCTGTTTCTGCTGTCAGTGATGTGGCTGTGGCCACCAACGTCATCAAAGACGCATCATTTGCGGTGGCCGCATCCAGCAGCGCATCAGTTGCTGCGCAGCGTGTGGCTGTGGCGGCTGCTACGGCCTCCAGCGCCAGCAACATGGCCGTTTCTGGCGTGCGGTATGCCATAGGTGCGGCCACTGCTGAATCGACCTCCAGCGCGGCTGTATCGGCTTTGCGGGTGGCGATTGCCAGAGCGACTGCTGTGGACGAGAGCGCCATGACGGTCAGCGCCATCAGAGTCCCGCTGATTGAAATCCTGATTGAAGACTTTGGCGTCATGACGGTCAGCACCAGCGTGATCGTCAACCAGGCTGTGCTGATTCAGGCGCAGTCGGCCATGACCGTGAACGGCACGCGCAGGCAGAGCATTGGACTGACGTTTGCTGGCGTGTCCGGCATGACGGTGGCGGGTAATTTGAAGTGGGTTCCAGAGGGTGACACACCTGAAACTTGGTCGGCAATTTCTGATAACTCAGAAACCTGGACGCCAGTGTCGGACACTTCAGAAACATGGGATGCGATTGCTGACACCAGTGAAACATGGACACCAATCGCCGATAATTCAGAGAACTGGCAAATAGCCGCATAGGGGTAAAACATGGCAGATTCAACTACGACAAATTTGTTACTGACCAAACCAGAGGTCGGTGCATCGACTGATACTTGGGGGACCAAGATCAACACCGACTTGGACACCATTGATGCGCTGTTTGATGCGGGCCCAGTGCTCAAGGTGACAAGGGGCGGCACAGGTGTCGGCACATCCACTGGATCGGGCAACAACGTGTTGTCCACTAGTCCGACATTGGTGACCCCAGTATTGGGAACACCAACAAGCGCAACTCTGACAAACGCCACAGGCTTGCCCTTGACCACAGGCGTCACAGGCACTTTGCCTGTGGCAAATGGCGGCACAGGCATTACAAGCCTTGGCTCTGGTGTTGCGACATTCTTGGGAACACCAAGCAGCGCCAACCTTGCTGCTGCGGTAACAGACGAAACAGGCACTGGCGCTTTGGTGTTTGCCAACAGCCCCACCTTGGTGACTCCAGCCTTGGGCACTCCAGCATCGGGTGTGGTGACAAACCTGACCGGCACAGCCTCCATCAACATCAACGGCACTGTGGGCGCTACAACGGCCTCAACTGGTGCTTTCACTACGCTATCTGCCACAGGGGTGACAACGGTTCAAGCTGGCACTGCTGCGGCTCCTGCAATCACCACTTCCGGCGACACCAACACAGGCATCTTTTTCCCTGCGGCTGACACCATTGCTTTCTCTGAAGGTGGTGCAGAGGCTATGCGCCTCGACTCCTCCGGCAACCTCGGCTTGGGGGTTACTCCGAGTGCTTGGAGTGCGTACAAAGCATTTGAGGTAAATGCAGGTTCCATTGCAGCTAGTGCCGGAGCAGGTACAGTAATTGTTTCCAACAATGCTTTTTTTGACGGTACAAACTGGATTTATAAAGCCACAGGCGTTGCATCTGATCATGTTCAAACTGCTGGTCAACACTGGTTTCGTACAGCAGCCTCCGGCACAGCAGGTAACGCTATTACCTTTACTCAGGCGATGACGCTGGATGCGAGTGGGAATTTGGCTCTTGGTACAACAAGCGCAGGGACAAGATTAGTTCTTGCTACTGATGATTCAGCAGCAACTGGTCAGCTAAGGTACGCCCGTTCTGCTGATACAAGTTTTTATTGGGAAACTGGTAGAGACAATAATCTTACTGGCGATTTTGTTTTTAGTAACGCTGCTGGTGGCGCTAAAACCGAACGCGCCCGTATCACTTCCGGCGGGGAAGTGCTGGTGGGCCTGAATTCTGCCACTGGTGTTGCACTGCTTCAAGTATCCGGGCCTATCCGGACTACAGGCTACACGGTTGCAACATTACCCGCTGGAACTGTCGGCATGAGAACGTATGTGACAGACGCACTAGCTCCGGTTTTTGGCGTTGCTGTCGCTGGCAGCGGTGCTGTCACTATCCCTGTTTTTTACAACGGCGCAAACTGGATCGTTGCTTAACATTTACCCCTCGAAAGGAAAAACCATGACTACCACTTGGACAATCACCCAAACCGACTACGAAGTCTCCAACGGTTTCATTACCACAGCCTAAACTTATGGTCGCCAGATTAACAACAGAGGAATTTGTCGCCAAGGCCACTCAGGTTCATGGCGGCAGATACACCTATGACAAAGTGGTTTATGAAACCAAGTTGTCAAAAATTGTTGTTACTTGCCCGAAGCACGGTGACTATGAGGTGTCTGCAACTATCCACATTCAAGGGCACATTGGAAGATGCTGTGCAAACGAAGCCAAAAAAGGCATTCGTACTCGAAAAGACACACCAGAATATCTTGAGCGCAAAGCTGCTTTAGCCAAAGAGTCTATGTTTTTTGAAGGTGTGTCGTGCCAGATTTGCGGAAACAAAACACGTTATTCATGCAATAACTCATGTGCAAATTGCGCCGTTGAGTCAAGACGCAAATCAAACGCCAAAAACAACGGTGTGCGTCATCGCAGAATTAACCAAGCAAACATCTACCGATCTGACGCTGGTGTGCAAAAACGGATACAAGACATATACGCTTGCGTCCGAGACATGAGCAAGACGTTTTCCACCGAACTTCATGTTGACCATATTGTTCCGCTTAGGGCTAAAAATGCTTGTGGTTTGCATGTGCCTTGGAACCTGATGGTAACAACGGCAAAATACAATCTTAGCAAGCAAAACAAAATTGACGATGTGCCCCTTGTCAACACCAGCACCTCAGTGGTGATTCATCAATCCGCTTTACCTTGGAACTTGAAAAAGGAAACTCAAAATGACTATCGCTTATAACTGGACAGTTTCGGAAACAAACTACGAAACCTCAAATGGATTTATTTTTACGGCACATTGGCAATGCACAGCAGTGGATGGTGACTACACAGCCTCCATCTATTCCACTTGCAGCTTTGCCGCTGCTGAGCCATCTATCCCTTACGCTGATGTAACCATGCAAGAAGTGCTTGGCTGGTGCTGGAACAACGGTGTGGACAAAGATGCCACCGAAGCTGCTTTGGCTGCCAACATTGCCCTGCAAAAGAATCCTGTGACAGCTACTGGCACACCTTGGGGTCAAGCATGAACTTGAATCTCGAAACCAATGAAGTGCAATTCATCCTGAACGTGCTGGGCGAGATGCCAGCCAAGTCAGGTGTGTGGCCTTTGATTGTGAAAATCAAGGAGCAAGCTGAAGCTCAAGTTGCTGATGGAGTGAAGGCAGATGACAACAGTTGACGCAACAGATGCACGCTTGCAGACACATGAAGAAATCTGCGCCATACGCTATGAGCAGATCAATGCACGGTTAAAGCGCATAGAGGGCATCATGCTCAAGACCGCTGGTGTGATGATCCTGTCGATGGCTGGCACGATCTTTTCTGCTGTGTGGATACTCAAATGAGAGAGTGGGCAGTCAGCTTCATCGCGGCTGCCCTTCTTGTTGGGCTGGTCATTTGGTGCGTCAAAGTTTTAATCTGGGCTTTTTATGTTGGTTGAACTCGCGGCAGCAAATGCCGCTTTTGCTGTCATCAAAGAAACGGTGCAAAACGGCGGCGACATTATGGCCGCTGGTCAAAAGCTGTTTGACTTCTTTGACAACAAGAACGCCATCCAAAAGAAGGCCAACAGCGGCAACGACATGGAGGCGTTTGCTGCCCTTGAGCAGATCAAGAACAACGAGGCTGAACTCAAACGCATGATGGTCTACCACGGCAGGGCTGGTCTGTGGGATGACTGGCTCAAGTTCCAGAAAGAAGCAAAGCAAAAGCGCGAGGCTGCTGAGAAAGAAGCCGCACGCAAGAAAGCTGCACGGATTGAAAAGGCTTGGCAGATCGTCATGTGGTCGGCCATTTTTGTTCTTGTGTGCGCTCTGACAATCATCGGCCTGTGGGTCGTGTCGCAATTGAAAGGTAAATAATGCTGTCACTGTTCTCAACCCTTGGAGGTCTGCTGATTTCCGGCCTTCCCAAGCTGCTGGAGTTCTTCCAAAACAAGCAAGACCAAGCGCACGAGTTGCGGCTGGCATCTTTGCAAAACGAGCGCGAACTGGCTCTGGCTGCTGCTGGCTTTGCCGCGCAGGCCCGTGTCGAGGAGATTCGCACCGAGCAGGTCGCCATGCAGACCCAAGCGCAGATGGCTGAAGCTGAAGCTGAGATGGTCAAAGGTGCTCAGGATCACGACAAGGCCATCATCAAGAACGGCAGCACATGGATCGTGAACTACATCGGCACTGTGCGTCCGACAGTGACCTACATCTTTGTACTTGAACTGGTCTGTATCAACATCTTCCTGTGCTACTACCTGTGGAGCAATCCCGGCATGATCTCCAGCATGGATGACGTGCTGCGCTACGCCGACATCATCTTCAGCGCAGACGAAATGGCTATGCTTGGCGGCATCATTGGTTTCTGGTTTGGATCGCGCAACTGGAGCAAGAAGTGAAGCTGTCAAAGGCTGGTGAAGACCTGATGCATCGTTTTGAAGGGTGCAGAAGTCGCCCATATTTATGTCCGGCGCATATTCACACGATTGGCTACGGCCACGTCCTGTACCAAGAGCAGATCAGGCTTCCTATGGTGCGGCCACCGGGCAAGACCAAAGAGGACATTCCGATGATCCGCAAAGAGTACCCACTGAAACCGGAGGACAACCGTGTTTGGACGAAAGAAGAGATCAACCACCTATTCCGAGATGACGTCGCGTCTTTTGAACGTGGTGTTCTACGACTTGTTCCCGGCGTTGTTGGCCGTCAAGGCGCTTTTGACGCTCTGGTCTCTATATCCTTCAATTTTGGACTAGGCAACCTCCAACGCTCTACCATCCGTATGAAGGCCAACCGAGGCGACTGGGAGGGTGCTGCACAGGCTTTCAGGATGTGGACCAAGGGAGGTGGGAAAGTGCTGCCGGGTCTTGTGCGGCGCAGGGAGGCAGAGATTGCTTTGTTCCTGTCTTAAAGGTGGAATAATTGCGCCATGGCAAACATCAAGCAGCAACTGGAAGTCCCCTCAATACCGAGCCTTGGCTTTGCGCCGGAGGGGTATGAGCGCAGGCATTTCAGCGAAAACTATGGGTCTTTGAACCTGTACTTTCGCAAGATGACCAGTGTGCTGGGTGCATTGTTTGGCCCAATGGGTGGCAAGAATCTGAACACCCCGCATGGCGCGTTTCACAGCAGCATTGATCAGGTCGCAGCAAATACCACCACGGCGTATCCAGTATTTTTTGGAACGACTGACATCTCCAATGGCGTCAGCATTGCAAGCGACTCTCGCATCACTGTGGCGGTGGATGGCATTTGGAACTTGCAATTTTCTTTGCAGATCAAAAACGTCAGCAATGATGGCCAAGATTTTGATGTGTGGATTCGAAAAAACGGCACAAACATTGATGACTCCAACAGCAGGTTTCACGCTCCGGCCAGGAAATCATCTGGCGACCCGAGCCACCTAGTCGCTGCCTTGAATTTTTTTGTCAGCTTGTCGGCTGGTGATTACGTTGAGGTTGTGGGCTGCGTGACCAGCACAGATGTGAGCCTTGAGGCATTCGCTGCTGGCACAAGCCCCACACGCCCTGCAATTCCATCGGCAATTGCGACCATGACGTTTGTCTCCAATTTACCAACGGTGTGACCATGTACATCCCCATTAAACTTCCACCAGGCATCTACCGCAATGGCACTGAGTACCAAGCTGCTGGCCGCTGGTATGACGCCAACCTAGTGCGCTGGTACGAGAACACCCTACGGCCTATTGGCGGCTGGCGCAAACGCTCCAGCCAGCAAGTCACTGGCCTGTGCCGAGGATTTATCAACTGGCGCGACAACAGCGCCACACGGTGGACAGGCATTGGCACGCATTCCAAGCTGTATGCCATGAGCGAGTCCGGCACGATCAAGGACATCACGCCAACTGGATTTACGGCTGGCATTGCGGATGCACTTGTGAAAACTGGCTACGGGTACAGCGATTACGGCAAGTTCAGCTATGGTGTGGCACGCCCTGATCTTGGCTCCATCACGCCAGCCACCACATGGAGCATGGACACATGGGGTGAGTATCTGGTGGCCTGTTCCAACGCTGATGGCAAACTGTACGAGTGGCAGCTTGGTTTCACCACGCCCACCATTGCCGCAGTCATTGCCAACGCGCCAGAAGACAACAGCGCCTTGCTGGTGACTGCCGAGCGCATTCTTTTTGCCCTTGGCGCTGATGGCAACCCACGCAAGGTGCAGTGGTGTGACCAAGAGGACAACACGCTTTGGACGCCATCCACCGACAACCTGGCTGGTGACTACGAACTGGCCACGCCTGGCACGCTCTTGGCTGGCAAGCGCGTCAAGGGCATCAACTTGCTGTTCACCGATGTGGATGTCCACACGGCTCAGTATGTGGGCGCTCCATTCGTTTACGGCTTTGAGAAGGCTGGATCGGGCTGCGGCCTGATTTCGGCGCAGGCAGTGGCTGCCATTGACACTGCGGCCATCTGGATGAGCAAGTCGGGATTTTGGATTTATGACGGTTACGTCAAGCCACTGCCAAGTGATGTGGGTGATTACATCTTTGGCAACATCAACTACAGCCAAGCCAGCAAGGTCTATGCTGTCCACAACAGCCAGTATGGCGAGATCTGGTGGTACTACCCCAGCAACAGCAGCAACGAGAATGACAGCTACGTCACCTTCAACTACCGGGAGAACCACTGGAGCGTGGGCACACTGGCGCGTACCGCAGGCACAGACTCTGGGGTGTTCTCACGCCCCATGATGGTGTCGGTGGATGGCTATGTGTATGAGCATGAGGTGGGTTTTGACTATGACGGTGCGTCTGTCTTTGCCGAGTCTGGACCTGTGCAGATCGGCAACGGTGACAACATCATGAGCGTGCTGCAAGTAATTCCCGATGAGCAGGCTTTGGGCGAGGCCGTGGTGTCATTTACCACCAGAAACTACCCCACAGGCGCTGAGTTCTCATATGGGCCTTATTCGGCGGCCAACCCGACCAGTGTGCGTTTTTCTGGCCGCCAGATCAATATGAAGGTGACGGGCGCTGTGTTGGCTGATTGGCGCGTGGGTGTCATGCGCCTTGATGCGGTGGCTGCTGGCAAGCGATGAATGACTTAGAGCAACTGGAGAGACTGCGCCACCATGTGGAGGCGGCATTAGAATACTCTGGAGGCACACACCATTTCGATGATGTCGTTGAGATGGTTAAGCAGAACAAATTGCAGCTATGGCCTGCTGTCAATTCTGTGGTGCTGACTGAGATCATTGTCTATCCCAGGCTCAAGAATTTGCATTACTTCTTGGCTGGTGGCGACCTCGATGAACTCTCACGGATGCGACCGATGATCGAATCCTGGGGCAAATCGATTGGATGCACCAGGGTGTCATTGGCAGGCCGAAGAGGCTGGGCCAAGACATTTTTGAAGGATGAGGGGTACAGCCCACAGTGGACTGTACTGGCCAAGGAACTTTAGGAGATAGATGATGGCGACAGAACAGCAAATTTTGGCATTCTTGCAAACACCCGGTTTGAGCGATCAGCAGATTGCCACCGAGTTGCAGCGCATTGGCGCAACAGCGCAGCAGGTGTCGAACGTCACTGGCGTGCCTGTGGACCAAGTGCAAAGCCGAATTGCTGCTGTCGCTCCGGCAGCAGTTGTCTCGGCTCCAGCATTCTCAACTGCTGGCGAGACACAGCTTTACAACTACTTGCAGACGCCTGGCCTGACCGATGCCCAGATTCGCGCTGAAGTCAATCGTCTTGGCGTGAATGCGCAACAAGTGTCATCCATGACGGGCGTGCCTGTTGATCAGGTGCAGTCAAGGCTTGGAACTCCAGTGCCAACAGCCGCGCCAACGGCAGCACCCACGGCAGCACCCACGGCAGCACCAACCAACTTGGCTCAGTTTGAAAATATGCTGCGCACAACGCCAGGTCTTACTGATGCGCAGATCTTGGCTGAGATGAATCGCTTGGGTGTCAACAGCAACCAGGTGGCAAACATCACTGGTATGCCGATCAACCAAATTCAAAACAGGGTCAGCAACCTGCTGCCATTTGAGAATGCCACGCAAGGATTCCAGCAGCAGTTTGACAATTACACATCCATCCCAATTGGTGCGCAGTACAACCCTGCTGCTGTCGGTGGAACTGGATCGCCTTACAGCCAGATCATGAGCCAGATGCAGCCAGTGGGTAATCCTTACGCCACAGTCCGAAGCGGCTTGGCCATGGGTGGCTATGACCCAACCATCTACGACCCCAACCTGCTGTCAAATTTTGTGCGGCAACGTGCTGCTGAATTGGCAGCCGCTGGGATGCCTGCCCCTTTGGGCTTTGATGGCGGTGGTGGTGATGCTGGGATTTCTGATGGCGGCAATGGGATTGGCGGAAACAGTACAGCAGGCGGAATGAGCAACCAAGGCGAGGGCGGCCCCGATGGTGTTGGTGGGTGGGCTAAAGGCGGCTTGATTGATCGTGTTGCTGGTAAAAACCCAGCAGGACCAGACGATGGCCAGATCAACGCCCAAGTTGGCGAGTATGTTGTCAAAAAATCTTCTGTCAACAAGTACGGCAAAAGTCTGCTGGACAAGGTCAATGAAGGCAAGATTCCAGCCAAAAAAATGAAATCACTTTTGGGTTAAGGAGCAGATATGTCAAAAGGCGGCGCACCAGATGTCACGACCAATGCGGTCGATCCAGACATCAAACAGGCATTTCTTGCCAACTTCCAAAACGCTCAAGGGGTAGCAAGTGCGCTGCCCACGCAGCAGTTTGCTGGCCTCAACCCGATGTATCAGGCTGGCGAGGAGGCATTGGTCAACACGGCCTTGGCTGGCCCAGGCATCAGCGGCACTGACCTTGCAGCCCAGATGGCTGCGTATGGCGGTGTGTACCAGCCAGCCATGCAGACTGCTGGCCAAGCCAACCTTGGCATGACAGGGACAGGCAACATTGCCACCTACATGAACCCATACACCAGCCAAGTGCGTACCAACGCCTTGGGTGACTTGGAGTCGGCACGCCGAGCAGCCATCCAGCAAACTGGCGAACGCGCAACGCAGGCCCGTGCCTTTGGCGGCTCACGCCAAGGTGTGGCCGAGGCTTTGACTAACCAAGGGTTTGCCAAGCAAGCGGCCAACTTGGGCACGACACTGAACGAGCAAGCATTCAACCAGGCTGTGCAAATGCAGTCGGCTGATTTGGCACGCCAGCAGGCGGCGCAAGCAGCTAACCAGCAAGCAGGTTTACAAGGCGCTCAATTGCGCCTTAGTGGCGCAAGCCAACTCGGCAGCTTGGCAGCACAGCAGCAGGCATTGCGCCTTGGCGGTGCGCAGGCTGTCATGGGTGCTGGCGGTGCGCGTCAGGCTTTGGACCAGCAGCAGATGGATGCGATTCGCAACATTGGCTTGCAGCGCCTTGGCATCGTGCAGTCCTCATTGGGCGCAAGCCCTGCCAACCTTGGCGGCACAGTGTCCACACCAACTTACAGCAACCCAGCCTCTGGCGCACTTGGCGGTGCATTGGCTGGTGGCCAAATGTTTGGCCCGTACGGCGCAGTTGCTGGCGGCATTCTTGGCTTGCTGGGTTAAGGAGTAGGACATGGCATTTGACTTCATGAATATGTTTGCCCCTCGCGGCACACCATCAGGGCTTGATGCTCTTTTGAGTGCAGATCAGCGCAAACTGATGGGCCGCAATGCGAACCTGTCGGCAGCGGCTGCGCTGCTTGCAGCCAGTGGCCCCAGCCGCCAACGTGTTGGCCTTGGCCAAGCCCTTGGCTCGGCTTTGCAGGCTGGACAGCAAGGCTACCAACAAGCCCGTGCCGGATCTTTGCAAGACCTGCTGCTGGGTGAGAAGCTGAAGGAGGCGCAGGCAGCGCGTCAAGTGCAGCAGCAAGTGGCTGGCGCATTGACTGCGCAGCCATCAGTGCTGACGCCAGAGCAGCAAGCATTGGCGGCTCCTGGTGGCCAAGTCGGCCCCACGATGCAGCGTGCCGAGATGGCCGCAGCCATGCCGCAAATGACGCCCAACCAGATCAAGGCAACCCAATACCAAAACGCTGCCGACATCTTGGCGGCTGCCGGCCGGGTTACCGATGCTGAAAAATATCAGTCCATGGCCGAGAAGTTGAATCCCCGTGCCGAGGTTGTGGGCCAACCTTTTGAGGTGACTGACGCCACCGGCAAGCCGATTCTGGTGCAGCAGTTCAAAGACGGTAAGTTGCAAACAGCCGCTGGCTTTGGTCCCAAGCGTGAAGTCGTGTTGCAAAACTTGAACAATCAAGTGGTGGCAATTGACAAATCAAAGCTAAGAGGCAATGAGACTTTTGCAGTTGGTATGTCGCCAAGTGAGGCGGCCAATTTGCGCATTGCTCAAGGTAACTTGGCTGTGGCTCAAGGCGGTTTGGCTTTGCGTGGCCAAGAGTTTGCGCGTGGTGCGTTTGATCGGGTTGATACTGCTGAAGGCATGATGTTTGTGCCGAAGACGCCAGGCGCTGCGGCCATGCCAGTCTTGGGGCCAGATGGCAAGCCAGTAAAGGGCGCATCTGGCGGCCAGCCAACTGGAGAAGAGCGCAAAGCAGCAACACTGCTGTCAAGGATGCAGCTTGCGCAAACCCAAATGGATCAAGGCGCAAAGGGTATGCCTGGATTCTTGACTTCTGTCACGCCTCGATTGGCTTTGCCAGAAGAGCGTAAGAAAGTTGAAGATGCGCAGATGGATTTCTTGGACGCAGCACTGACACTTGCAACTGGCGCGGCATATACAGAGTTCCAACTCAAGGGTGCAATGCAATCGTATTTCCCCAAGTTTGGCGATTCTCCAGATGTCCTTGCCGACAAAGAATTGCGGCGTCAAAATCTGTTGGAAGCTGCAAGGCTTTCAGCAGGCCGCATGGGTGGATCAGTTCCAGCATTGCCAGCAGCAAATGCCCCACAACGTGGCGGCGCTGGCAATAATCGTCCTTCCTTGAACAACATCTTTGGAGTTCAGTAATGTCAGAAATTCAGGACAAGATCAAGCAAGCAAAAAAGGCTGGCTACAAGGATGACGAGATTGTCCAATTTCTGGCGCAGATGCCAGATGTTGGAGCGCAAGTCACAACTGCGCTGGATAACAACTACAAGCCCAGCGAGATTCTGAAGTTCTTGGGGCAGTCCCTTGCTTATCGTGAAGGCACGCAAAAATCCACCACGCAGCGCGGTGTTGTTGCGGCTTTACAAGGCCCGACATTTGGGTTTTTTGACGAGTTGGCTGGCGCTGTCAGCGCACCATTTCTTGCAGCACAGCAAAACATCCCACTTGGTCAAGCGTATCGCCAAGGCCGAGATGTTGTTCGTGGTCAAACAGAATCGTTTGAAGCAGAGCGCCCATTCACTGCGGCTGGCTTGCAGATTGCAGCCAGCGGCCCCATGGCGCTGCTCAAAGCCCCAACCGCTGTTGGCCGTGCCATCATGCCAACCATCACCAGCGCAGCCCCAAGCATTGCGCCAACGGTGCAGGCAGCAGGCCGGTATTTGACAGGCGCACCAGCCACTGGTCAGGTCATGGGCCTTGGTCAACGCGCAGCCCAGGCTGGCGCATCCGGCGCTGGCTACGGTTTTGTCGGTGGTGTTGGGTCATCTACAGCAGACAACCCATTAGATGTGCTGTCTGATGCGGCCACAAGTGCTGTGTTTGGCAGCGCCTTGGGTGCTGCCACCCAACCCGTGCAAAGCGTTTTAGGCGCTGGTGGGCGGCAAGTCATGGCTCGGGTATCACCCACAGCCGCTGGCACTTATGCCCAGCAAAAAGTTGCAGAGTCGCTGATTCGTGATGTGCCACAGGATCTGTCTTCCAGTGCATTGACCATGGCGCAGCGCAGATTGACACGCCTTGGCCCAGAGGCACGCATTGCCGATGTGGGTGGCAAGTCCACACGCAACCTGCTGGATGTGCAGGCAACACTGCCAGGAACAACCGCAGAGGCTGCTGAACGCGCCATTCGTGAACGACAGTCTGGGCGTGCTGGTCGATTGATGACATCTGCCGATGAGGCTCTAGGCACTCAAGGCGCACAATATTTGGCCAAGCTGGAGGATTTCAGCACGCAACGTTTCAATGAGTCGCGTCCATATTACGCAGCAGTTGACAAAGCCACTGCCAAAGTCGATGACGCTGTTTCCGATGTCTTGAACAAATCACAGGCTGTGCAACGAGATGCCGAATTGCTGTTCAAAACTAAAACAGGCCAAACCATTGATCTGTCTCAATTGCAGCCTGGTCAGACCGTGCCCATGAATGTGCTGGATTCATTGAAGCAATCCTTGTATGACGCATCTCAATCATTGCGGCGCAGTGGCAGCAATGAGCAGGCCAACGCATATGACCAAGTGCGCCTGAAGCTGATTGGTGAATTGGAAAAACAGTCACCAAAAATCGGCGGTCAGTCTGCATACACCATGGCGCTCAAGACTTGGGCTGGCCCATCGCAAATGATGGATGCTGCGGAGGTTGGCCGCAGCGTGATGCGTGGAGATATTCTGGACGTACAGCAAGCCACCAAAGGCTTGTCGCCATCCGAGATTGATGCCTTCCGGATTGGTGCGCTGCAAGCCTTGCGCCAAAGCACAGGCACAGAGGCTGGCCAAACATCGCTGCTCAAAATGTGGAAAGAGCCAGCAACGCAAGAGCGTTTGAAGGCCGCATTTGGCAATGACTATCGCACCTTTGCTGCATCTGTTGCAAAGGAAGCACGCCTGAAGGGTTTAGAGTCCACTGGCCGTGGAAGTCAAACCGCTGCACGCCTGGCTGGCGCTGCTGATCTGGATGTTGCTCCAATCACCCAAACAGCAGGCGCTGTCGCATCTGGAAATCTTCCAGCCATCGTGACAGCCGCAGCCAACTTGGCTCGACAAACACAAACCCCAGAGGCTGTGCGAAACGAGATTGGCCGCATCTTGCTGTCGCGTGATCCAAGAGAACTCCAGAAGTTGTCCGAGATCGTCCGACAAGTCAATGCGTCACGCTCTAGGGCAGCAGGTGTTGCAGGCTTTGGTGCTGGTCAAATCGGCGCTCAGTCAACTGGATTGCTTGGCGACTGACCCAAAAAACGCAGCAACAAGCGGATCACGTTTCACGACCCGTCTTTGTTGTCTGCGCCTGGCGTCCTTGAAAGCCTTGTCCTCCACCGTCAGCTTCTCACGGTACTCCTGCACCCGCTGAGTGCTGGTGCGGCCTGTTGGCGCTGGCTTTGGCGCATCAGTGCCAGCGCCCATTCGGTACTGAGGCCGCCAGCGGTAGCTGTCACCGGCAGGCACCCAGCCAGCAATGTGCACCAGCCCCTGCGCGTGCAAGTCTTGCAGCCTGCGCTGCACCACCCGGCGATTGCTGAACACAATGTCCATCAGTTCCCTGTCGCACCGTGGCCGCCCATCGGCCAGGGCGATCAGCAGGCTGGGCAGCACCCGAGGCTTGAGGCCAGCCTTCATTTGCCACACTCCTCGGCAGCCTTGGCCCGCTGCTCCAGCGCCAGCAAGAACAGCACGCAGCACCCAGCGTGCGCCATGTGCGACAGCCCTGTCTCTGGGTCGTGCTGCTGCCCCTGCGCATATGCAGCCATGTGCCTAAACGCTGCGGCCATGTAACGGGTCTTTCCATTGGCCACCAGCTTCCAGTTGTCGCGTGCGTATTTCTTTGCGCCAAGGTCCAAGACCTTGACGATCTCCTCAACACTGCCCCACGGCAGCAGCGTGTAATCTGGCTTTTCTTGGTCGAACTTCATGCCGGTCATTTCAAATTCTCCTGAATACGTTGTCCAATCCACCGAACATTTGGCACAGCCCATGAGTTGCCCAATGCCTTGTACCGAGGCCCATCTGGTGACTCATCTTTTTTGCGCCAAGGGATGTTGGTGTAGTTATCGGGAAAGCCTTGAAGGCGCTCACACTCAACAGGTGTCAGGCGGCGCACAGCCATTGGTTGAGCAATTGCTTGCGGCTGCCCACGGCTGTCCATGCAGTATGCAGACCCGTCCAGCAAATACTCTTTGCCCTGCGGCCCAGCCTCTGGGGCGCGGCCTATGCAGTGAGGATGGATGCTGATAGGCTCAACCACATAAGCCTTTGTATCTGGCGCATGGTGTGAGCCACTGCAAGTGTTTAAGGCTGGAGAAATCACAGGCACTAAATGCTCATCGTCTCCAGACATTCCACCCTCACCGGGTCGCCTAGTTCTCAAAGTCTGAACTGTAGACGCAAGAACAAACAAAGGGCATCCAGCATTAACGTGCTGGTCTTCCAGCCCTTGCTTTGTTCCAAATGTGGTGTCCAGAGTGCTGCTTACTTCTGCTGGCCAGCTACGCTTTGAAGCGCCATCTCCAATGCCTCCGGCAGATTCTTCCCTCGCCTTTCTGCTCGGCGCAGTATCCCTGCGCACGCTGTCGAACTCAAAAAGAACC